TCATGGAAATCCAGCCCAAAAAAAACGCCCCGAAAAAATCCGAACGCCCCAGCCCAACGCCCCAAGCCCACGGGGGTCCGGGGCAGCCCGGTCGTTGCCTCCCCTTTTCTTTTCTATCCCTACCCCTGCCCCCCCCCTGCCCGCCCCTCGCTCGGTCGTTGCTACCTATCCTCGATCGTTGCTGCCTACCCCGGTCGTTGCTACCCTGTCGCTGTGCCTCGCCATCCTTCGCCCTACCACGATAGGTGGTACGTGCGTGAGCGTGAGGCCATGCTCAGGCAGGGGCTGGCCTGCCATCTGCGGTTGGTGTGTGATGGTGCAATAGCAGACAGCGCTGACCATGACCCACCGTTGGCACTGCATAACCATCAGCCGGGTAGTGGGTGCTGTGTGTTGAGGCCGGCCTGTATGCGCTGCCAGTACACCCAAGGCCGAGACACTGCCCGACTGCTCAGGCTGGGCCTAGCTCATAGACCCACCCCCCAGCCATCCCGGCGATGGTGAGAGGCCATGGCTAATCAAGCATGGCTAATCAAACGGGCCTTATACTATATGGCTAATCAGGTGGCTAATCAAGCCATGGCTAATCAAGGCTAATCAATGCCCCAATCCACTAAGCAACCAGCATGGCCCGAGCCCGCTGACTTCGATTTGGGCGATCAGCCGGTGTGGGAACGACAGAAGGGCGAGCCGACCAGGGCATATGGGGCGTTCCGCCTGTTCAGGGACATGCAGCCGGCCCAACGGTCGATCGGAGCGGTGGCTAATCAGATCGACCTGTCAGACCGCAGGACCCACGAATGGGCTGTCCAATGGCACTGGAAGGAGCGATCGACCGAGTGGGACGACGCCTGCCACCGCATCGAGGACCAGGAGCGCCTGGAAGCCATCCGATCGATGCATGCAATGCACCGGAGGGCTGGGCGAGCCGCAATCGTGAAAGCCGTCCAGGCGCTCAACTTGGTCGATCCCCAGCATATGCCCATTGGGGCAATCGCCAGGCTGCTGTCCCTCGGGGCCAAGCTCGAGCGTGACACCTTGATCGTTTCGGTCGAGGAGCTTCAAGGCATCGAGGAGATCGACGAGGACAGCGAGGACCCGTGGGAGCGCATCGCCGCCGAACTGGACCCCCACGGGCTGTGAGAGCGACCGAATGCCCCGAACATGACTCCTACCACGCCCATCGGTGGATCTGGCGTGGCTTGTGGCCCCAACGCATCGAAGTGCTGTGCTGCCGCCGCTGTTCGCTTGCTATTGCCCTGACCCCCAAGCGCTGATAGGCGTCTATCAATGACCTTCCCAACCATCGGACGTGACCTGGCCGTGGCTTGGGGCCTTGACCCCAACCGGGTTCGATCGATCAAGATCGACATTCAGCCCAACAACTGGCCTTTGGTAACGGTCGAGTTGTACGCCGAGGACTTCCTGAGCTTCCTGACCGTTGATTGCACCCTCATCCAGCACCCACACGAGCCACCAGAGCCCGAACCCGATCCCCGCATCAGCAATGCTGATCGCACTTGGTATGGGCGCAAACGATGAAGCGCTGGGTTCTGACCATTCGAGGCCGGGAATCGGGTCGAACGACCAAGTTGACCTTCATGCGCTTCTGGACCAAGCGCAGTGCTCAACGCTGGATCGACACGCACCCCAACGAGCATGACGACGTGACCGAATGGGTCATTACCCGGCGATGACAACGACCAGTGCCCCACCCAGCAGCCTGACCGGTCAGCCCAGGTGGGGAACGCCCCGTCGCTTGTCCAATCCGACCCGTGGGGGCCTTGACCGTCAGGTTGCGGCCTTGCTGGGATGGCCTTTCTTCCCCTGGCAGGCCCACGCCTCCGATGTTGCCGGTGAGTACCACCGAGACAGCAAGATACCGATCTACCGAACGGTCGGGATCGGCGTGGCTCGACAGAACGGCAAGACGACGCTTGTCTGCTCTCGCATTGCCCGCCAGTTGATCCCTCCACGCCAGACGGTGGCCTACACCGCCCAGGATCGTGGGCTGGCCCGGATGAAGTGAGCACTCCATTCGCTGATCGGGTCGAACACGTCGACAAGACGAACCATCGAGAGATGCTGGTCATGCAGAACGGCTCGAGGTATATGCCGGTGACGCCAAGCAGTCGCAAGGCCGGTCGATCCTTGAGCATTGATCTCGCCATCATCGACGAGGCCCACGCTCACGAGGACATGGGCGTTGTCTCCGCCATCCAGCCGGCTATGGCAGCCAGGGCGCACGCTCAGATTTGGTTGTTGTCTAATGCCGGTGATTACCGTTCGGTGCTTTGGCGGCATTACACAGATTTGGGGCGTTTGGAGGTTGACAACCCGGCATCGACCATGTGCTGGGTCGAGTACGCCGCCGATCCTGAGGTCGACGCCTTCAACCGTCAGGGCTGGGCCGACGCCAATCCCAGCCTGGGCCTACCCGGTGGAGTGCTCGAGGGCGCCTTGAGCGATGGGGCGCTGACCATGGATCACTCCACCTTCTTTCGTGAGCATCTGAATGTTTGGATGGATGCTGATGTACTCACGGGCATTGACGCTGTTACCTGGGCATCATGCCGTAACGATGACGTAATGCCAGGGGTCGAGGTCGCCCTGGGCCTTGACTTCACCCCCGAGCGGGACCGTGGGGCGTTGGTGGTGGCCGGAGCGGTCGAACTGGCCGACGACGTAGTGTGTGCGGTCGAGGTCCTCGAGGCCGGATCGGACCTCGATCGAATCGTGCTTCGAGCGGCCGAGGTCGCCAACCGTTGGAATGCCCTAATCACCATCGATCGAGGTTCGCCGGCTGCTTCGGCCATTCCTGCCCTTGAGCGCATGACCGCCAAGGAGGACGGGCTGGGCCACCGGGTGCGCCTGATACCTTTGACCGAACTGGTCCGGGCGTGCGGCGACTTCCACGATGCCGCCGTTCACGCCCAGATCAGCCATCGAGGCGACTACCGCCTGACCGATGCCGTGACCGGAGCAACCAAGCGTCAGGTCGGGGACGCCTGGGCCTGGAAGCGACGAGGCAAGGCGGACATCACCCCTCTGGTCGCTGCCACGCTAGCCCGCTGGGGCGTTGTCTCCGCCCCCGAGGAGTTGATCCCCGCTGTCTACTGACTGCCCGAGCGAGCAGCGTTGGGGCGAAGGCATGCACTCCTTCGGCGTCATCTACTACCACCCCTGGCGTCGGTGGTTCCGTCGTCGGGTCGTTCTGTGCTGTGCCGAGTGCGGCCTGTGGATGGAGGAGCCGTGCTGACTTGCACCATCTGCGGCATGCCGGCTGACTTCGCCAAGGTCAGGCTCGAGATCGCCCAAGGCACCGCCACCTACCTGCTGTGCGGTCGACCGGTTTGCATCCGGGAAACCATCGCCCGAGCCGAGGACAACCTCCTCCGGGCCAGCGGCAAACAGCGAGAAGTAGCGGCGGGGGAGCAGGAGAAGGCGAAGGCACGCAAAGTGATCATCGCCCCGAGCAGGCCCATCGACACCTGATAGACGTCTATCACCCCTCAGGGCGTTCGGTCGGCTACCCTTGCCTCTCGTGCGATACACGACCCCCTCAGGGCTGGTCGTTGATGACCGGCGCCACTATCGATCAGACGACGATCCCCGGACGTGGCCCCCCAACGACAACGGAGCCGGGGTCAACGATCCGCCTTCGACCGTTGGGCCGACCTCGAGCGAGGGCTTTGGCAACACCAACGTCATGTACCCGGCCGGCGCAGGAGGCATCGAGTCTCCGCCCGTCCAGGCATGGTCAGGCTGGCCGGTCGAATGGAACATGCCCAACTGGGGATCGCACGTCGAAGGCGGACTGACCGGCATGATCAATCGGGTCAGCACCGTGTTCGGAGCGATCGATCTCAACGCCTCGATCCTTTCGACCATGCCGCCCTATCGCCTGCAAGGCAGCAAGGTCGTTCCCACCCTGCCCTGGATGAGCAACCCACAGCCCGAGGTCTACACGGGCTGGACCGAAGCAATGAAGCAGGTGGTGACCAGTTACTACAACGGCGAGGCGTTCCTGTGGGCGACCAATCGATACGCCGATGGAACGGTCAGGCAATGGGTCATGCTCAACCCGGCCTGGGTCGATGTCGAGATGGTCGGTCAGACCCGGCAGTACGAGATGGGTGGCTTGGACATCACTGGTGATTGCTTGCACCTGCGCTACTCGTCCTGGCCCGGTGACCCACATGGGCATGGACCGCTCGAGGCGTTGGCCCTCAACCTGTTCGGTGTCGCCGCCATGGAGCGCTACCAGTCCAACCTGGCCGTTCGAGGCGGCATTCCCTGGGGCGTTCTGACCGCTCCGGGCAACCTGAGCAAGACACAAGCCATGGAGCTACGGGAGAACTTCGTCGCCGCCCGCCTGTCCTCGATGGGTGCGCCGGCCACCTTGAGCGGTGGCGTCACCCTGACGCCCTTCTCGATCACTCCGAAGGATATGGCCCTACTCGAGCTTCGCCAGTTCGACGAGGCTCGCATCGCCGTCCTCCTGGGCGTTCCCCCCATGCTGCTGGCACTGCCCGAGGGACAGAGC